TTGTGCTCTGCTATCGTTTCTCACTTCTGCCGCCAGTCCTTTTGCCATGTTACCACCTTTTGTATTCATAAGGTGTTCGTAAATTGGCGTAGGATAAGCACCTGGTGCCGAAGGTTGGGCCACAACATCAACAGTGATGATCTCAAAGTCTGAAACTTCGCCGTTTCCATACTCGGAAATATTTCCGCTACCTCTGGAACTCACGCCTAATTTCACACCGCTCTCTAACATTGTTTTGACAAGTTGACCCATTGGTGTTGGCAAGATTTTCATCTTCCCGTATCCATTTGGTCCGTCCATCCACATTTCTGTAATCATGTGAGACACACGGTCCAAATTAATCTTTAAATCGTCCGGATGATCTACTTCTCCTAGAACACTGTACCCTGAAGAGATTTGATCATTAAGTGTTTTAACTGCTTTGCCAATTTCATTTACTGGGTAAATTCTTTGGTTAGCATTTTTAATACCACCTTGGATGCAAATCCCTTTCATGTACAAGTCTTTGCCATTTTCACCTTCGTGAAGAATAGACATTCTAGCCTGATCGTACGTTAAGTGTTCTTTAAGATGTAAAGACATCAGTTGACTCCTTTAAAAACCAGTTGTTACTTTTTAGCGGCAACTACTGGTGATTTTTTTGAAGAAGCATCAGCGCCATCTTTGTGGTCTGCTTTAACTTCTTTCATTTTTGGCTCTGTGTTAGCATCAGTCATCTTTGCAGATGTTGGTGCTGGTCTTCCTGATTCTTCTGCACCACCAATTTTGTGTGCTGAAGTACCATTCGGTGCTTTTGCATTTGAAGCCACAGGAGATGATTTAACATCTGCATGGTCGGCGTTGTCAGCAGTTTTTGTGTCTTTGTATTCTTTAACTGTTTCTTTTGCTTCTTTGCTTTCCATTCCTATTTCTGGAGTTAATTCTGGTGCAACAGTTTCTTCTGGTGAATCTTCACCGTCTTTGTCGCCCATCATTTTTTCAAATTCTGCTTTAAGATCTTCTAAAGCATCTTCTAAATCCGCAACTCTTTCTTCAGTGTCGCCATCTTCTGCGCCTGCATCCATATCAGCACCCATGTCGTCTGCTGATGCTTCTGCATCACCTTCTTCATCTGAAGCGATGTCTTTAATTAAATCATCAGTAGCGTCGCCACCAACTTCTTCAATTGACTCTTCTTCAGTTGTTGCTGATTCTTCTGCTTTTTCTTCTGCAGTTTCTTCAACAGTTTCGTCTTTAGATTCTTCTGAAGTTTCTTCAACTTTTTCTTCTGAAGTTTCTTCTACTTTTTCTTCAGTTGCTTCAGTTTCTTTAACTTCTTCTTTAGATTCTTCTTTTGCTTCTTCTTTAGTCTCTTCAACAGACTCTTCTTTAGTTTCTGTAGATGCTAGGTTCTCATAGATGTCTCTAGACTTCTCTACAACTATTTCGTGAAACATTTGTTCTGCTTTATCGTTTTCTTCGTTGATAAGCAATTCCAACAATGATTCAAACTTATTGCTTGGTTGTGTCATATGACTCGTGCTCCTTTTTAATTTCGGCATTAAACTTAATTAAGTAATACATATTTAACAAGGAAGTCGCAATTAGGGTGTTCTTTATGACAAAAACGGTGGATTTTTGGTAGGTCTTGATTAAAACCTTAGTTGTAAACTATGTATCCGTAGAAATTCTTCAATATCTACGTGCTTTATGTTTTTATTCCACTCCAAATCGTTCGGACGGAACCATCCCTTTGGAGTTACTCTAACAAATTCTATGTTCGGATAGTCTTTTAAGACCCGTTTGGTCTGATTCATCCAGTTGCCAAAGAAAGTTGCTTCTTCATTAGATTTTTTATAGTTCCTTGTATCCTTAAACAGGTTATTAAATTTTTTATTCTGCTTATCTGAGTGTCCTTGATAGTCAAAACCTAATATGTAGATAGTTTTTGGATTATGATCTGCCGCATACTTTAAAGCAGTAGGACCCGATGACCAACCTAACGATGGTTGAAAGAATTGTACCTTTTCCATTATCTTAGAGTGCTTTTCGTACATAGCATTATAGTTTGACCATACTACATTGTTGTCCATGTAGTCATTTTCTGCTATTTCCAACAGCATTTTAGGGTCAACTGCAACCAATACGTCAGGAGTATCGGAACGATAGACTCCATTACAGGCAAACACTTTGCCTATTTTCTTTAATTCCTCGATCTGGATGCCTTTTCGAGACTCTCCATTACCTAGTACAAATGCAACTTCCATTACACTTATAATGTATCTTCTGTTGGTGGTGCTCCATACATCTTCTGAACGAAGATGGCTTCTTCATGCTGTTGAGCATCATGCTCTTCTGCAGATAATCTAATATCTTTGATATCTTTAAGTGAAAGTCTTGTTTTTCTGGTGTCTGCTTTATCCAATATAGAAATATCTTGTTCAGGATTGTAATTTTTATCCTGCTCAAAGCCGTCTTCACCGTATCTAAAGAATTCAAATAGTTTCATTTTCTATATTTAACCTTATAATGTGTTTGTTCCGCCTGGAGTAGGAGGTGTTCCTCCCGGTGTTCCTCCACCTGTGCCACTAGAGCCGGGTGTTTCTCCTTCCGGTGGTGGTGCTCCATCTGGTGCTTCTGGTTCTTCAAACTGATCTAGATCACTTGATATTCCTGCTTGTGAAACTCCGCCGCTTCTTAATTGTGTTGATTTAGTTTGTGATTTTTGTGATACTGCATTTTCTTCTGCCCAAAGATCAGCATTTCTTGCCATTTCTTCTTCAGAAAGACCAAGATATCTACTTAACGCAAATCTTTTACTCATGTAAGGTAGATCTGCAACTGCTGTAAATGTGTTTACTCTTGCTTGATCCATTTCTGTCTGTCTATATGCCGCAAAGTTTTGTGGTGGATTGAATTTAATTTCAAACATACCGTTATCTAAATTGTAACCTTTGTTTTTAACCCAAATTTTAAATTCATTATCAAATGTAGGTGACAACATTGATTGTAATCTCATACAATATTTGTTAAATCTTAATTCTTGAATGTATGCAGTTCCAACTCTACCGTCATTGTACTGTTGTCCGCCATCTTCCGCACCTGTTGGAAGATAAGAACTTGGTATTCTTAGACCTCTAAACAGTTTGTTTGTGAAGAATCTCAAGTCATCTATCTCACCGAGGTTTGTACCACCCGGCAGTGTGTCAACTTTAGATCCTCTTCCTTCTGCTGTCTGTGGAAAGAAATAATCTTCGTTTATTGACATAGGGTTATATGTTGCGTCAACATAGTTAACACCACCCGATGTGCTTGGAATTCTTCTTTGGTTGATCTCATTCTTGACTCTCTCAACGAATTGCATCGCCAAGTGTGTTGGCATATTACCTACGTCGATGTAGAACACTCTTCTTTCAGGTGCTCTTTGTACTCTGTAAATGATTATTGCGTCTTCTAATAATTCTTTTTGTTTGTAAACTTTGAATACCTGTTCTAATACAGACTGTCCAAACGGAAATAAGTTGTCTAGTCCATCTGACATTGTTAAATGAACAACATTTTCTGCATTAATGCTGTATTGATTCATTGTTCTGTAAAATCTACCACCAGCCGCGGCAGTTGAGGCATTGGTCATGTTAGATCCTTGTCCTGCTCCTGCATATTGTTGACTACCGGTACCACCAGTTGTTCCACCGCCACCATAAACTTGGTTAGGTGTTATTGATGTTGCACTTAATCTTTGTAGGTTTGGATTGATATCTCTAATGACATACTGCTCAGGCTTCTTGCCATCTGACTCGTTAACAACAATTCTGTCAACTTTTGCATTGTCGATGTAAAGCCATTTGTTTGTTTCAGGATCTCTGACAAAAAAACAATCTCCATACTTCAATGCATTTCTAAAAATTCTAAAAATTCTTTTTGAGAACTGATTTGCTTTTGTCCATTGCTGAAGTGCTTTCTTTAAAAGTTTAACTTCATGACTAGTAACTTCGTCCTTGAACACAATGTCGAATGGTGTTTCGTTCTCTGTATTTTTTTGTGAGCAGAATTCTGCAAGTATGTCTAGTGCCGCATTGATTTCTGAATCTGAATCCATTTGATCATATTGAAAATATCTTTGAATTCTGTTTGGATGTCCTGTATATACATCGGGTAGATACGAAGAATAATTTCTCTTCGCAAAATTTGGTCTATTGTCTCCTGATATAGGAGAAAGGTTCGCGTCTTTAAAATATTTTTTCCAAGCCATAACTTATTATACAATACTTTCACTCTGGTTTGCAAGTCTTCTTTGTGTTTTATCTGTATTTCTTGCAATATCTGTGTCAATACTTACCAACGTATTTACGTTCTTATTAAATGTTTTCATTTCGTTAACAACTGCTGTCATTCTAGTATTCATGGCATTAAATGTAGTATTCATTGACAATAATGCTGTGTTGTCACCACCGGTTGCTTGGCTGGAAAGGTAAGAATCTGTTTCTGCTTTGGTTAGTACTCTTTCACCTGCATGAATCGTGGACAAATTATCATTAATTTCTCTTAAATTACCGGTTGTTCCTACTGTTCCTCTGGCTTTTCCGTTCAATCCAAGTTTTTCAGCGGCCATATCATCGTAATCAGATGCTCTGAACAATCCGTAAACTCCTCCTAGTATTCCGCCTATCGCGGCACCTACTGCTGTACCAACAACTGGAACAACAGATCCTATCATGGCGCCTGTCAATGCACCACCGGCCGCACTTGATCCTACTCCTAATGCTTTGCCGGCTGTTGAATCTGCCTGGTCTGCTATGTTGCCTCCCATGGCCATGGTACTAAGACCTACTGCTCCACCGCCTACCTTGGCAACATTCTTTAATCCTTTGCCAAAACCACCACCACCCATTCCTCCAGGTCCTAAAGGTGCCCACAGTTTTAATGCGGCATAAGTTCCTGCCGTGATAGGTGCAGTTTCTCTTAACATACTGCCAGCGGTTGTTACAATTTCTTTAGCGGCGTATAAAGCAGTTTGGGTTCCTTCACCCATTTTTTTAATGTCTTCTGCAAGACCATTCATTGTATCGTTAAGTGATCCAACACCAGTTCCTAAAAAGTTTCCAATAAATTTTAAGAAACTTGTTTCAGTTCCTTGGAATGCACTTGAAAGATTTTTAGATGCGTTTTGAAATTCTGTTAATTCTTGTGTAAGTTTATTTGCCGCTTCTCTTTGTTCATCTGTTGCCGCAGTAGTATCCAACACAGAGGTTGCTAATTTGTTTACTCCAACAAACATTCCATCAATGAATTCTACTTGACCGGTTTTTGCAACATCTCTAAACATCTCTTCAGATTTCATTGCTTCAATTTTTAATAGTCTCATCGCTTCAACATTATCAATACCACCTGATTCTAATTGTTTAATGATGTCGGTTGCACCAGGAATAGTTTTAACAAGATCTTGTGCCGCTTGAGTAACTGGTACTCCACTTGTTGCTATTAGGTCTTGCAATCCTGTTGATAGTTCAGGTGCAATAGTACCAATACCGGCCGCAAATAATTGTGTTTGTTCTCTGATAGCCGGAGACATATCTCCTAGTGCCGCTAAAAATCTAGCATTAGAAAGTTGTGCTTCCATTTCGTCAGCAAGAGCATCTCTCTGTTGACCAGTTAGTTTTGCTAACCTGTCCATTTGTTTGATCAGTGATGCACCTGCGGCAATTCTTTGAGCATCGTCCATCTGCTGGAACATTCCTGATCTTCGATTAAGTGTAAATGATGTTAGTAGTTGTTCATTTAACTGTTCAACTGTAAGTCCTAGTGGTGCAAGGTCTTCAATGTATGTTGACCTCAATGCTTTCGAAAGATTTGAAAATGCAACTGCACCTTGAGATGTTGTTCCAAAAAGTTTTGCGAGTTCCTCAGAATTTTTTCCAACCATGTTTGCAAAATCTTCCAAGGGTAATCCTGCTCGAGCGGCAGTTTCTCTCATGGTGATTAAATTCTGGCTGAACGATGCTCCAACATCGGACAGAGTTCTGTACATATCCAGACTAGATCCAACAACACTACCTACTCTGGCAAACATTTCTCCTATAGGACCAAACTCCTTTAGGGTGTTAGTGAAGTCTTGTATTTGGCCTGTGCCTTGATATATCGCCGATCCAAGTTTACCAGTAAATCCTGCTGTGGTTTCTGCGGCTCTACCAAACTTGAATGCCATGGTCTCTGACATACCCATTCGTTTACCGAACTTGCCAAAGTGCCCTTGTAGATTGTTTGATGCTTTTATTAATTCTTCTCTGCTTTTAAGCAGTTTTTCCAGTGATTTCTTCTCTTCTGCCGAAATTCCTTTAGATGCTTTTGTGGATCTATCCAACTCCTGCCTGAACTTTTTGAGGTCAGCGGTGCTGAAAGCCTCATTGAGCATCTGTTTTAGTTGTGTTTCATCCATAGTTTAATACCACCATTATATACGCACATAAATATAGACATACATACGTTAACAAAGTATATTTATAGAAGAAAAAAATGGAAGAAAAAACAAACCCTTTAACAAAATTTTATAGACAGCCGGCAATCTATATAAAATTCCCATCTGGCGGAAAGTACTATTCCGATGACATAGTAACACCATCCGAAACAGGCGAACACGCAGTATTGCCCATGACAGCCAAGGATGATCTAGCATTCAAGACACCGGATTCTATGATGAGTGGACAATCCACAGTGGATGTGATCAAATCATGCATTCCTGATATCAAGGACCCATGGAGACTTGTGAACTATGATGTGGACACTGTGTTGATCGCAATCAGAATTGCAGGTTACGGTGAAAGCATGGAAGTGAGCACCCAGGTACCACTAATAAATGAACCAACCAATCATTCAGTTAACTTACCCTCTATGCTTGAGACGATACACAACACAAAAATCATGGAAGAAGCAACATTGGCAAACGGAATGAAAATAAAAGTAAAACCGTTGACTTACAAAATGATGACTGACACACAATTAAAAACATTTGAACAGCAAAGAAAATATATGCAGGTCAATTCATCAACACTGAAAGACGAAGACAAGGCAAAAATGTTCAATGAAAGTTTTAAAACACTGACAGAACTGAATTCGAGATTGCTGTTGTCTAACATTGAAACAATAACTCTACCGGCCGGTGAAGAAGTATCTGATTCAGCACAGATAAGTGAATTCATCGAGAACGCAGATGCAAAATTGGTTCAGGAGTTAGAAGCCGCATTGGTCAAAATAAGACAGCAGGGTTCATTGAAACCCATGACTGCAAAATCCACAGAAGAGCAAATTAAGAAAGGTGCACCGGCAACATACCAAGTACCTATCACGTTTGATAACGCAAATTTTTTCGGATAAAGTTGCTGACACTCACGGAGTCTGACATTTTATCATATTTCAAGGATCTAGAAAA